ACGTTTGGGATACTCAACGAGTCTTTAACAATCTATATTCAAAGGAGAAGTAACTATGGCAGTACATGCTAAAGGTAAAATGAAGAAAAAAGGTATGGCACGAGGTGGCATGAAAATGAAGAAGAAGGGTATGGCACGAGGTGGCGCAAAGATGCCAATGGCTAAAGACCCAAAGACAGGTAAGATGATACCTGCTTTCGCTATGGACGGCAAAGGTAAAATGGCGAAGGGTGGCATGACCAAGAAGAAGAAGGGTTATGCAAAGGGTGGCATGATGAAGAAGAAAGGCATGGCTCGTGGTGGCATGAAAAAAGGCTACGCAGCAGGAGGCATGACTGTTCCTCAACTTAGAGCCGCAGCAAAAGCCAAGGGCTATAAAATAATGAAAGGCTAGTCAGTATGGCTAAGTCTACAGTAAACAAGGCAGGAAACTATACTAAACCTACCATGAGAAAGAACCTGTTTAGCCGAATCAAAGCAGGTTCTAAAGGTGGTAAGCCAGGTCAGTGGAGTGCTAGAAAAGCGCAGATGCTTGCCAAGCAGTACAAAGCTAAGGGTGGTGGCTATCGCTAAAGACCCTAGAGTTGGTACAGGCAAGAAGCCTAAAGGCTCAGGTAGAAGACTCTACACTGATGAAAACCCAAAAGATACAGTGAGTATCAAATACGCAACGGTGCAAGATGCAAAAGAAACTATTAAAAAAGTTAAGAGAATTAAAAAACCCTATGCGAGGAAGATTCAGATACTCACCGTTCTTGAGCAACGAGCTGCTGTTCAAGGAAAAGCTGAACAATCTAGGCTTGCCAAGAAAGCAAAAGAAACATTGAGGAAACAACGTGGCACTAGCAAAAAGTCAACGTAGCCTAAAAGCGTGGAGCAAACAAAAGTGGAGAACAAAGAGTGGTAAGCCCAGTGCAAAAACTGGAGAACGCTATCTACCTGAAGCTGCAATCAAGGCTCTATCACCACAGGAGTACGCAGCGACAACTAGAGCTAAAAGAAAAGGCACAAAGGCAGGGAAGCAATTCGTTAAACAGCCAAAGGGTATCGCAAAGAAAACACGAGCGTACAGGAAAGTAAAGTAATGATTACAAAAGCATGGTTCATAGTAGCAGTAATGTCTGGTGTATATACAGACGGAACGAAAGATGTATTTATATTTAACAACCCACTAGATCACGGACACTTTCACAGTTCAGTTATGTGTCAGAGGTTTATAGGGGATCATCCTTTTAAGCTTGCAAAAGCTTTGATTAAAGAATATGGAAATAGACCACCTGAACAAATCATATGCGTACCTGAAGAAACTGTTAGATTGTTTATGCAAGAAGGTGGCAAACGAGGAGAAAAGACTTAGTGTTACACGAGCCTACTTGCGAAGTATGTGGCAGTCACATTGAAAACGACAGATGTGAGGTGTGTGAGCATACAGGTGACAACGGTGATTGGGTAGAAGAGGTTATAAAGGAAAAAGATGACAAAAAATCTGACTGAAAAACAACAAAAGTTTATGGCTGTTTTGTTTGATGGTGCAGGAGGAGATGTTGTTGAAGCAAAAAGACTTGCAGGATATTCAGATACAACTACAACAACGCACGTTATGCAAGGTTTAAAAGAAGAAATAATGGAAGCTACTAGAGATTATATTGGTAGACTTGCACCAAAAGCAGCTGTGGCTATGGGCAATGTTCTTGTAGATCCAACAGAACTAGGCATAAGAGATAAAATGACAGCGGCTAAAGATCTGCTAGATAGGGCAGGACACATAAAAACAGAAAAAGTAAATGTAGAATCCTCCGGTGGATTGTTTGTTCTTCCTGCTAAAGAAGGTAAAAATGAGTAGAGAAGATCTAGGATATTGGACGCTACCACAGCTACAGTTTAAAGACGGAAAGAATTGGACACGAATACCTAGAGTTTCTAGAACTGTTCCGTTTGGTTATACTAAAGATCCTGAGGATGAAGACTTTCTGCTACCGGTAAAAGAAGAGTTAGATGCACTTGAGTTAGCTAAACAGCATCTAAGACAGTATAGTTACAGGTCTGTGGCTGATTGGCTAACCAAACAAACAGGCAGATACATATCCCACACAGGCCTAAAGAAGAGAGTACGAGTTGAGACAAGAAGGAAAAAAGCCGCTACATTTAAAAGAGAACTTGCCAGAAGGCTCGAAAAGACGCTCAAAGAAGTTCGTAAGTACGAAGAAAACAGCATCGGAAGTCACGACACAGCCGGTAGCACAGCCTAGCATAGTTCTAGACGTACAGCCAAAAGAGGTTGAACAACAGGTACTATTTAAACCTAATGAAGGACCTCAGACAGATTTCTTAGCATCCTCAGAACGAGAGGTGTTATATGGTGGAGCAGCAGGAGGAGGCAAATCATTTGCCATGTTAGCTGACCCACTGAGAGGATTAAACAACCCTAACTTTAGTGGGCTGTTGGTTCGACACACAACGGAGGAGCTAAGGGAACTGATACAAAAATCTCAGGAGTTGTATCCAAAAGCAATACCAGGGATTAAGTGGTCAGAAAGAAAGTCGCAATGGGTGACTCCTAAGGGGGGACGACTTTGGATGTCATACCTAGACCGTGACTTAGATGTAATGCGCTATCAAGGTCAAGCGTTTAATTGGATAGGCTTTGATGAACTTACACAGTGGGCAACACCTTACGCTTGGGACTATATGCGTTCACGACTCAGAAGTGCAGATCAATCGTTAGGGCTGTACATGAGAGCAACAACAAACCCTGGGGGAGCAGGGCATCAATGGGTTAAGAAGATGTTTGTAGATCCCTCACCACCCAACACATCGTTTTGGGCAACAGATATGGAAACAGGCAATGTTATTACATTTCCAAAAGGTCATAGCAGAGAGGGGCAACCTCTTTTTAGAAGACGCTTCATACCTGCTAATTTGTTTGACAATCCTTATCTAGCTGAATCAGGTGACTACGAGGCGATGCTACTATCATTGCCGGAGCATCAGAGGAAGCAACTACTAGAGGGTAATTGGGATGTAGCAGAGGGGGCTGCGTTCCCTGAGTTTGACAGAACAAAGCATGTTGTTGAACCCTATAAGATACCGTCTAGTTGGACAAAGTTTAGAGCGTGTGACTATGGTTATGGAAGTTATTCTGCTGTAGTGTGGTTGGCCATAACACCTGCTGAACAACTCGTAGTATATAGAGAGTTGCAGGTATCAAAAGTTTTAGCTGTAGACTTAGCCGACAGAATACTAGAACTAGAAGCTGACGATGGCAGAATACAATACGGAGTTTTAGATAGCTCACTATGGCACAAAAGGGGAGACACTGGCCCTAGCCTAGCAGAGCAAATGATAGTAAGAGGTTGTAAGTGGCGACCATCAGATAGAAGTAGAGGTAGTAGAATTGCAGGAAAAAACGAATTACACAGACGACTCCAAGTTGACGAATACACCAATGAACCACGCCTTGTTGTATTTAATAACTGCACAAACCTTATATCTCAACTTCCTAGTCTCCCTTTGGACAAAAAGAACAACGAAGACGTAGATACAAATAGTATGGATCATATGTACGATGCTCTGCGCTACGGCATAATGACAAGACCTAGAAGTTCTATATGGGACTATAACCCTGTGAATCAGCGAACAGGCTTTCAAGTCGCTGATCCTAACTTTGGATATTAAATATGGCAGAAGATAATGAGATACCCTTTGACACGGATGATGTCACAGTAATACAGGATAACGATCCGGCACTTGCATCAGAAACCGATGTGGTTAGTTTTGTGCAAGGCAGATTCAAAAGAGCAGAAGATGTAAGACAACAAGACGAACAACGATGGCTCAAAGCATACAGAAACTACAGAGGACTATATGGTCCTGATGTACAGTTTACAGAAACAGAAAAGTCTAGAGTATTTGTAAAGGTAACAAAAACAAAAACATTAGCAGCCTATGGTCAAATAATTGACGTACTATTTGGTAGCACAGCTTTCCCACTCACGGTCAACCCAACAAAGTTACCTGACGGTGTGGCTGAGTCGGTGCATATAAACCTTGACCCTAATGCTAAAAATGCAGGTGATACACTAACACAGGCTTTTGAGGATAAACCCTCAGAGCCTTTTTTATTTTCACCTGAAGGAAAGCTACAGCCAGGCGAAACAATAAAAGATTTAGAAAACAGACTTGGTGCTATGTCTAACAAGCTTGCTCCTATATCAGACAAACTGATAGAAGGAGATGGCACAACACCACAGACTGTTACCTTTCATCCGGCTATGGTTGCTGCAAAGAAGATGGAAAAGAAGATACACGATCAACTTGAAGAGTCAGGAGCAAACAAGCAACTCCGTAACGCAGCATTTGAGATGGCTTTGTTTGGTACAGGAATTATGAAAGGTCCTTTTGCTATAGACAAAGAGTATCCTAATTGGAATGATGATGGTGATTATGACCCTATAATAAAAACTGTGCCATCAACGAGTCATGTCTCTATTTGGAACTTGTATCCTGATCCGGATGCCTACAACATGGACGAGGCAGAATACTGTGTAGAGAGACACAAGCTATCCAAAACACAAATGCGTAATCTAAAAAACAGGCCATACTTCAGAGAAGAATCTATTGAGGCTTGTCTTGATATGGGCGCACAGTACGATAAAAAGTATTGGGAAGACGACATGAAAGATTACGCTATAGAAAACTATACAGAGCGTTACGAGGTTCTAGAGTTTTGGGGATACGTGGATTCTGAAAAGCTAGAAGAAAATGGTGTTGACATACCGGAAGAACTAAAAGAACTAGAGCAGATAAACTGTAACATATGGGTGTGTCAAGGCTACGTACTAAGAATGGTTCTTAATCCATTCAAGCCGGTGCGTATACCTTACTACGCTGTGCCTTACGAGCATAACCCTTACAGCTTCTTTGGTGTAGGCATTGCAGAAAATATGGATGATACACAGACTTTGATGAACGGCTTTATGCGTATGGCTATTGACAACGCTGCATTGAGTGGCAACCTTATTATGGAGGTAGACGAAACGAACTTAGTCCCTGGTCAAGATCTTAGTGTATACCCTGGCAAGATATTTAGGCGACAAGGTGGTGCGCCAGGGCAAGCTATCTTTGGTACAAAGTTTCCAAATGTAGCGTCAGAGAATATGCAACTGTTTGACAAGGCACGAGTGCTTGCAGACGAAAGCACAGGATTTCCGTCCTTTGCTCACGGACAGACAGGTATACAGGGTGTAGGACGTACAGCGTCAGGTATATCTATGCTGATGTCTGCAGCTAATGGTTCTATTCGTAATGTTGTAAAGAATGTCGATGACTATTTGTTAGCCCCAATGGGTAAAGCGTTCTTTAGTTTTAACATGCAGTTTGATTACGATCCTGACATAAAGGGCGACCTAGAAGTAAGAGCGCAGGGGACAGAAAGCTTGATGGCTAACGAAGTGCGTAGCCAAAGACTTATGCAGTTCCTACAGGTTGCGTCAAACCCTGCACTAGCACCATTTGCTAAGATGGATTATATAATTAGAGAGATTGCAAAAGCTATGGATCTTGACCCTGATAAGGTTACAAATAGCTTGCAAGATGCTGCGATACAGGCTGAGATCTTTAAGATGTTTCAACAAGAACAGCCTCAACCACAGCAACAACCTGCACCTGCCGGAGCAGACGCTCAGGACGCAACAGGAGCAGGGGGAGGAACAATAGGTACAGGTCAAGCACCGGCACCAGGAGAAGAAGGATTTACAGGTAATGTCTAAGATTAAAGAGTTAACGAATAACAAAGAACTATGGGATGCTTTTGTAGAAGAGTTACAGAGATCTATAGTAAACTATCAACGCACGATGGAACAGACAGAAAAACCCTCTGACATCTACAGATTACAGGGTGCTGTGTCTGCGCTTAGACGCTTGATGCAACTTAGAGACATGATGAATGGTGGCAACTAGAGAAGAAATAGAAGCTAGACTAAAGGCAAGCAGAGAGGGTAAAACTGTACAGACTTCTCCTGTTGGCCTTACGCTAATTGATGAATACGAAAAAGCTAAAGAAGGATTAAAGTCTCCTGAAGAACAAGAGGCTGAGGCAAAAGAAAGAGTTCTTGCTGATGAAAATCCTTTGCGTCAGTATGGTTATAAAAAATTATTAGATGCAGGAGCGTCTTATATACAGGCAGAGCAGGGTGTATTAGCAGGAGAGTTTACACCTTATGGTGGTGCTACGGCTGCCTATGATGCTGAGTTAGCGTTTAGAAGAAGACAGTATATCTTGGGTGGGCTGTTTACAATAGGAGCTATTGCAGGAACTGCGCCTTTTATTGGAGGTGTTGTAAAGTCAGGAATAAAACCTCTAGCAAAAGCTTTTAGGGCAATAGGTGTAGATGAGGGTATACAGTCTCTTATTAATATGACTAGAAAGCCCAAGCTAGAAAAAAGACATTTAGTAAAAACTCCGTCTTTATCCAAGATGAAGGAGCTTAGTGACTCTTTAGGTAAAAAAATAGACGAGACAACAGAAGAAATAAAAACAATAAATGAAGAAAGATTTAAAAATATAAGGAAAGAGCAAGGTCTTAGAGAGCCACCATTGACAGACGTTACAGCAACACCGTTTAGTGGGACTAAAGATGTGGTGCAGAATGACCCTTTTGCTAGATTTGAATCAGGGATATACGTTCCTGAAAGCAACGCACCACTAATAATACCTAGCACAACTTCAGCAGCAGAACAAGCGAGATTAGGTGACCCTGATTACCTTGAGAACATAACCACAGGTGGATCAATGAATGTGCCTTTAGTTAATGACCCTCTTCCCTTTAGACAAAAAACGTACCCTGCAGATGGAGTAGAATCATTTGGAGGCAGCCAATTTTATTTAACAAAGCCTAAAGACGGCAGTGAACCAATGATATATCCTATTGATGTAGTAAAGGACAGAAGTGGTTCTCCTGTTGCTATACAGGGTGTTCCTTTTTCTAGGTTTCTAACAGAGTTTTATAGTCCTTTAGAAAGAACAATTATGAAACTGCCCTTTGATGGTAGGAACATACCTAATGAAAACAATATGATCTTTGAGATAACAGATCCCACAACCGGTGCTGTAACAACAACAAATAAACCACCACTTGTTGCTAACAGGCAGGGTGCAGAAATGGGTAAGGATATAATACAGGCTGTGGATCAAGCGTATCAGGCAGGAGAAATAGGAAAAGCAGAATATACTATATTTAAAAACTTGGTAGATAATCCACAATACGGCAAGTCTTTTAGATCAGATCAACCTTACTCATTAGACGACATGGAGGCAGAATTAAAAGACATGGGCATAGGAGGTGTTAGTGCTTCTGTAATGCAGAAGTATGCTACCTATCAAACTCCTGAAGGTGTACCCATTATAGACACACGATTAGGTCAACCACAACTGTTTGATAATTTACAAAATGAACAGAGAATAATGAGTATACACCCTGTTATTGATTATAAAATAGCTACACTAGATGCAAAAAACTTACCCATAGAACAACAACAGAATATGGTGGTTAATCATGATCTTGGCCATAAAAACACCATAGCACATACACGTTTCAGTATTAATGACGGTGATGAGGGTCTTAAAATTGCTCAACAGAAATTAAAAGATTTGATAGACGAAGCAGGTGAGAGTGATTCTTTTTCTGAGTTTCACGAAGGTGTTATTGATAACTATAGAAAATTTCAAAAAGCTGCAGGAGAGGCAGATGAAGCTTACAGAAATTTGTTAAAAGATAGAAAACAAAAAGCAAAAAAAGTACTTGAAGATATAAAGGCTAAATTAGGAAGAGAACCAAAAGACGATCTCGTCTATGAACCAAATGAAGATATGTATGCAGCAGCTAGAGATTTACAAGAGGCAACAGATGCTTTAAGTGATGAGTCTTATATAAAGTCTCTGCCTCTTGCTGAAGATATAAAAGAACAAATAATGATACAGGTTGGAAAGATACCCAATGCCCCTGAAAGAATAGCGTTTATGGAAGACTTTATGAAGAAAAGAGGGTTTGATTATACGCAAAAAATGAAAATGCACAATTCTGTGATACGTAGCAAAAGACAATTAGCAGACTACAAAGCCTTAACTGAATACTTAAATGCTCCTAACAAGGTGACAGGTAAACATCAAATGGTTAACGAGCTTCAAAGCGATCAAAAAAGATCAACAGCAGGTATTGTTACTCCAATAAAAGATAAAGATAATTTAGCATATTATTTTGGTGATAGAAATATGATATTTAATCTTGGTGAAAATGAAGATATAGTTAATGCTTCTCCCATAGGTGAGCCTTTAAATAATATAGACATGATTCACCGTAGACTAGAACATCAGTTTAAACACTTTGTTCCTCTAAAATTAGATGAGGAGGGTGGCTTAGATATTTTTGGTGAATTAGAAAAACCCATCTTAGGTTCTACGAGAAATCTTTTAGATCATGTACAAACAAGATACAGGCTTGACCCTACAACAGCAAGAAGTCTTGACACCTATACTCCTCCGTCAACTAATTATGATACGGCTCGTGATGCCGCAGGTAGAGCTGCTAGTAGAACTGCAAAAAATACTAGAATGGAAGTAAGAGGAGCTATGAATGACATAACGGAGGCTATTGAGTCAGCACAAAAGGCAGGAGACACATATGCTGAGGCATTAGAAAGATTAAGACTAACTCCGGCATCCAAAGATAAACTCTTTACGGAGTTTGAGGATATTTTAGAAAAAACAAGAGAACTTGATCTTTATGCTGACCCATCTGTAATATCGTTGCGATATAAAAAGGTAGGGCCAGAAGATTTAGAAAAAAGAACTATTGATATTATAAAGCAACATATGAAAGCTGAGATAATACAATCAGGCGTAGATATAGACGCATTTGAAACCTATATAAAAGCAGCATCAAAAAACGGACATAAGGCAGGGGTAGATGAGTTAGATAAATTAGGAAATTTTGAAAGGTCTGCTTTTATGGGTGATATTCAAACAGAGCTAGAGATGAGCCTCGTTTCAACAATGGGAGATGCTTTACCTTTTAAGGGAAACACACTTGATGAATATATAGACGATGTGGTTGATAGTTTTGTGGCAGCAGCTAAGAAGCCAAAGTATCAGACAGCAGGTGAACTAGAAAGACCAGGCAAGATAAGAAGAGAAGAAGCTTTACTACAAACAGATAAAGACTTCATTAAAAAACTTATACTTACAAATATAGCCTATGCAAAAGAAAATAATATAAGTAAGATAGTATTACCATCGGCTGACACGCATATACGTGCTAGAGGTTTTCACTCACTTAAAACAATAAATCCTATAAAAAGAATATATGGTGACCAAACAACAAAAGCTATTGAGGAATTAAAGAAAGAAGGGTTTAACCTAAAAACAAGAAAAGTTACAAATCTAATAAATCGCTATGGTTTAAGACAAGAGGTAGAGGCAGAAAGACTTGCTGAACCTAGTTTTATTGTAGACAAAGATCAAATAGAAATAGACGTAGATGGCATTGACTACGATCCAAGAGAACAAAAGTTTAGGTTCTACAACAAAGGTGGTGACGTTGGACAACAGACAGATGACATGCTTAGTGAAGCAGAGGGTTACGCACAAGAAGGCGAAAGACTTGCTGTTGATCCCCCTGACATTGGCATAAAAGATGCTGTTAAGTTTATAGCTGAGTTAACACCTGTAGTTGGCGATGCTATGGCTGCAAAAGAAATATACGATGAGCTACAAAAACCTAGCCCTGATTACTACACAATAGGATTACTAGGAGGGTTGGCTGTGTTGGGTATGATACCAGGCATTGGTGATGTTGCTGCTAACGCTATAAAAGCAGGAGCAAGACAGTTAGGCAGAGTCAAAGTAGATCCAACAGCACTAGGTTCTAACTTAGGAAACATAAAGATAGATAAATTAGAAACATCACAGAAACGTGCAGGTAAAGGAGAGATAGGTGTTAATCCATTTAACGTGGATAATCTTGACAATCCTATGCTTATAAAAAATTACACAAAGAAAGACTTAACTGATACAGATAATTTTGTTAGGGCTAATAAAGGCAAAGAAGGTAAAACCACAGCAGGTAATGATAAAGCAAACTTAAAGATAGATGCACCTGTTAAAGAAGGAGAATCTGTAGCAGTCCGTTTAAATCTAAACTCTAGAATAGATAAGACAATAAAAGAAACTCGTGAAAGACCAAATGTAGCAAATAGATTGCAAACAATACATCCTGTAAAAGAAGATGGAGTCACTCCTATTTATAAAGAGTCTAAGTCTTATATGGCACACGTTACATTAGAAAACGGCATGTTTGATGTAGATCAGAAACAACGTGCTACCATTATAGAAACAAATGTAAAAACACCTGCAGCTTCTATTAGAGGAACATACACGACTTCTAGGAACGTGCTTGATGAAATGGACGACTCTGTAAAAGAGTTAGGAATTAATCCTAAGATGACACATCTTTTTGTTGATATGAAGACAGGACAAGCCGTTAAAGGTTTTGATTTAGCAACTGCTTTTCGTGACAGAGTATATGCAAAAGGTGTAACATATTGGAAAAAAAGCGAAGCACCACAGCCTAGTTTAGCTAGTGATGGTTCAGAGTTATTAAGCGAGGTTCGCTTTAAATTTAAAAAGGGTGGTACGACATGATGGAACAACAAATGGAAATGGCTTTTATGAAAGAAGGTGGTGTCCTCAAAGACGATGGCATGAACAAAGATCCTGTCAGTGGTAATGAAGTGCCGTCCGGTAGTATGGCAAAAGAAGTTAGAGATGACATTCCTGCACAATTAAGTGAGGGTGAGTATGTTGTACCGGCTGATGTTGTTCGATATCATGGTGTACAAACATTTGAAGATCTAAGAGATCAGGCTAAGCAAGGCTTTGGTGCAATGGAGAAGGACGGAAGAATAGGTGGACAGCCTGTAGAAGACGACTTTCCTATCCCTGTAAGTCAATTACAAACCTACGATGAGGGTGGAGATGTTGACACTTACGAAGAAACATTTGGTCAGCCTTTCACGCCAGGCCAACGCTATGGCTCTCTAACAGCACCTGTAGGCAGAGGCTATGAGTTAATAAACTATACAAGTCCTGATGGCACACGTTCAATAGTTATACCACACTTTAATGGTAAACCCATGAGTGCTATACCTTCTGGCTTTGTAGCGCAAGGCACATCAGATACAGGAGCATCCGGTGCGTCAACTCCTATGGGGGATGATGAAGATAGATTAGATGCTACAGCAAAACGAAATCTAGCAACGCAGGGCAGTATGCCGGCTACAGATATGTCTGTGTTGCAGGGGAGTGAAAGAACACAGCCAAAAGCACCTGATGAGTTTCTTCAAGATGATTACTTAACATACTATAATCAAACGCAAGGGATAACAGATAATATATTTAGACAAGTTCCTATTCTTGGAGATTTAGTAGCATTTCAAGACGCAAAGATAAGAGACAATGCTATAGACGCATTAAAGACAAATAGATTTGATTTAAGTCAAGAACAGTTTGATGCTATGTATAAATTAGCGACAGAACCACCACAACAAAGTTTATTAGGTAGGTTGTTTGGACAACAAGATTTCACTCCGGATGCTGAACTAAAAGACCTAACGTATGATGCGTATTCCAAAAAAGGACAAGAGACAGGAGCTATAACAACAGCAGGACTTCCTCCGGCCTCTCCTTTCAGGGCAGAAGGACTAACAAGATCTAAACTAAAAACTATGCCTAAAGGCACTGTCTTAGACAAAGGACAGGTTGATAGTTACATACAGGACATTGGAAAAGACGCAATGTTTAAAGGTAACATAGCAAACATAGCAACTAAATTAATGTTTGGTATAAGAGAAGATGATAAAGGTAACCCTGTAATGGGTAAGGGTGACGAGCCTGTGACAGCAGAGGCACTTAATAGAATAGACGATAATGTTCAGGTGCATGAGCAGATACAAGATAACCTTAATAGAGAAGATAAAGACAGAATGTCTAGAGGTGAAGGACCTATGAGTGTGCAAGAAAGGTTTGAAAGACATCACGAACAGTTTACCGGCTTTACAAGCTCAGGAGAGTTTGTGCAAGGATTAAGGCAGGAAGCACCTAGTGTAGGGCTAGGAGGACAAGATAATATAGGAGGTGTGTCATCTGCTGCCCCAGTAATTGGAGGAGGTATAGGAGGCGCACGAAACAAAGGTGGTTTAATAGGTAAACCTAAGCGTAAAGCCACCACTAAGAAGCGTACCACCAAGAAAGGACTTGGTGTTAAAACTAAGGCGACCTGATGAAAATCAGCCCCAAAAATAGGAGTAATTATTATGCCAGAGTTAGAAAACGTAGAGAAAGTAAAAGTAGCAGGGTTCGTTGATCCACGCCCACGCAAAAACAAAAACGCAGAGCGTATCAAAAAGGATGAGGAGGAACTGCAAGAACTTCTTAAAGCCAGAGAAGAAGGCACTGCACCTACTGAAGAGGTCAAAGAAGCATCTGCTCCTGAAAAGGGAGAGGAAGCAACAGAGGAGGATAAGAATCTTTCAAAAGAAGAGCTTTCTTTTAAGAAAAGATACGGTGATCTACGGAGACACATGGCAAGCAAAGATAAGGAGACTGAGGAAAGAATCAAGGCTCTTGAAGATCAGTTGTCAAAAGCTACTAAAAATGAGTTGGTACTACCCAAGTCTGACGATGAAATAGCAGCTTGGGCAAAAAAGTATCCTGACGTAGCAGGTATAGTAGAATCAATAGCTGATAAAAAAGCTAGAGAAAGATCTAGTGACCTAGATAAGCGTATGCAGGATATTGAAAAGATAAAGGTAGAGGCTGTAAAAGAAAAAGCTGAGGCTGAACTTATGAGATTACATCCTGACTTTTCAGAAATAAGAGAGGACGACAAGTTCCATGATTGGGCAGAGGAACAGCCTAAGTGGGTTCAAGACGCTCTCTACGAGAATGTTGACGATGCTAAGTCTGTTGCACGAGTCATAGACTTGTACAAAATAGATGCAGGTATCACAACTAAAAAGAGTGGTAACAAGTCTGCAGCATCTGCTGTAAACACTCGCTCTAAAACTTCTCCAACATCAGATGAATCTAAGAGTTATTGGAAAGAGTCTCAGATTGAGAAGATGTCGGATAAAGAGTATGCCAAAAATCAAGAGGCTATTATGGAAGCAATGCGAACCGGTAAGTTTGTTTACGACTTATCCGGCGCGGCAAGATAATAAAGTTCTTGACAAGGTATCTATACTAAATATAACTAACACGTACAAACATAGATTGTCTGACTACCTACGACAAGTATAGACCCAATTTGTTTGAAATCATGTAATCAAACATCATTGCAACTCTAAAAAAGCGTAGCCTCTATAATCGTAAGTTTGTTATTAACGCCATAACAACTTTTATAGGAGGATTTATCATGGCATTTCAAACAACGTCAGGTTACGGCAATTTACCTAACGGTAATTTTTCGCCAGTAATCTACTCGAAACAAGTACAGCTTGCGTTTCGTAAATCGACTGTTGTGGGTGACATTACAAATTCTGACTACTTTGGTGAAATTGCAAACCAAGGTGATACAGTCAGGATTATTAAAGAGCCTGAAATATCAGTCAAACAGTACGCACGAGGTACACAAGTCACTGCACAGGATTTGGATGACGAGGACTTCCAACTTACCGTTGACAAAGCTAACTACTATGCTTTCAAAATGGATGATATTGAGGAAGCTCACAGTCATGTGAATTTTATGCAATTAGCTACTGACAGAGCTGCATATAGACTAGCTGACCAGTATGACCAAGAAGTTCTTGGCTACATGTCTGGTTACGCACAGTCTGCTATTCACTCTGTTGCTGACGGTGTAAACAGCACAGTCAACGGCACAAAAGCAGTAAGCACTGCAGGATCTGACGAACTTCTTACTTCAATGAAGTTAAGGAAGGACTCCTTTGCTAGCATTACTA